TCAAGAATGTAAATACCTTTTTTAATCTTTTCTTTTGTTGTTTTGGTATCTTCATTTAAATATAGCTTTCTATATCTTGAAGTTGTATTGGAATAATCCCAAGCATCACGATCTAAATATATTTCATTGTTCTTTTTATCTTTTAAAACAATGATTGTTTCATAACTTTGAAATACTTCTAAACCGTTTTGCATTACAATTTTAAATTGGTTTGCAACTGGCTTGTTAGATCTCGGAGATAAGAAGTTATTTACTTTTGCAATACCTTTTAACTTCTTTTCTCTACTTGGCATATTTTCATAAACTAAACTCATTGTTTATCTTCCTTTCCTATTTAGTACGATTGTTAAATATATATTAAAAGTAAGCACAAATTGTACAACCATAAAAATTAATATATCACGATATCCAAAATATTCGTTCATATCTACAATCATATTTTTTAATAATGCTATGCAAATAGCTATTGTAGTTATTACAGAAATTGGAATTAAATTACTAAAGTTATTACGCATTTTAAATACCTTTCATATAATTATATAATTACCTTTTAATCTTATTTTTTTAGATATGCAAGAAGCACAAATAACGCTTTCCTTTTCTTTAACATTAATTGCACCACCTGAAACACCTTTGATTAAATGATATTCTTTGATTGGATCTAATTTTGTTACACTACCATTATCAAATAAATTAGTAGTATTACATTCATTACAACTAAAATAATAAGCCATTAGTTTAATTCCTCATCAAATAATTCTAGTTGACCATGCAAACCAAACGTTGAAGTTGGATCAAATGATTGGTTAAAATGCACCCTATCAACATTTGAATTAATAGGTTGTTTTTCAAATTCAACTTGATCATTTTTATTTTCAAGTATAGTTATGTTTTGGTCTTTATGGCATATAATTTGAAAAGTAAATTGTTTACCAATACTTTTTTTAATACCAATAATTTCAATCATTGTGTATTTATCCATAACTTTAAATTGAATAGTTACTTCATTACCGTTTACTTGTATGAGTTCTTTTTTGGAATAATCCCATAAAGTATTTATTAAATATGTTCTTGTTTCCATTTTTGGATTTCCTTTCATATTAAAAAAGGCTAGATTAATTTCTAACCTAGCCTAATTATAAATTTATTTTTTTATTTAATGCAAGTTATTTTTTTGCACAGTATAAAAGGTTTTTTCCAATTAATTTTTTATATATTAATTGCTCTCTTATTAATTCAGTTAAACAATCATGAACTAATAATCTTTGAATACCTGACCGTCTTGCTATGGTGTGATAGCGTAAGCCATTTGATGACCGACAAATGACAAACAGACAAAGTTCTTTGTAATATGTCTTGCCGTGAATGACTTTATAATTTTGCCAACTTTGATCTAGTGACTTTGACAAATCAAATATCCTTTGACGACTTCTACTAAAGCCATGTTTAAGAAGAGCATTACTTGACACTTCTTTAAGAGCATCAATAGTAGTATCAATTTCTGTTAATGTTTTCATAATTTTCCTTTCTATATTAATTTATTAAAACTATCTAAGTTTCTTGACATAAGAATGTTAGTCATTCGCTCAGGTATAACAACAGTCTTATTACAATGATCACAACAAACACCGTCAGCGACTGGCTGAGCATTGTTACCATGATACCAATAATGTTTATTGCCGTCATTATCCAAACCAAGAAACTTTGGTTTAATAGTTTCTGCACAAATAACACAAACTTTAATTTGTGATTTATCTACATGATTATCTTTCATATAAGTTCCCCTTATCCTAAAATTAATGAGATAATCATGATCAAAAAAATGATCATGACTACCTTGTAAATGGTTGCAATTAAATCAGTCAATTAAGCAATCTCCAGTTCTTTCCAAGCATCACATTCAATGACTGTTCTTACTTCATCATTCCTAGTTCTTTGAACGCTTGGTTTATCAGCAGTAGATTTACCTGATCTAATCTTGACTAACTTATTATCAATTTCTTTTTCAATAGTTTCATCAGTATGAGTTGCCCAGTGAGTAAGAGCATTATATCCTGCCCACATAGTTTTTCCTAAATCAGGTGTTTCTTTCTCGAACCTATCCAATAAATAATTAAGCTTAGTTTCATTAACTGGATTAGTTAAATTAAGTTCTGCAGATTTACTTTTCTTTTTACAAATAGTCTGTTTTAAAATCTGTCCAAACTGTTCCAAACTCATATCTTTAGCTCTCCAATTTAGCATAGTATCTTTTTGATTATTCCAAAATTCTAAACCAATACTTGCCTTAGTCATAAGAGCAGTAGTAGATAAATTGCGAGTGTGCTTAGCTTGTTGATGGTAAGCTTTTTGACCACCAAAAACTAAAGTATTTCTACATAGATCACGATACGCACCTGAAAAAACTTGGAAGCTCCAAGACATATCACAACTATTAAAGATATCTATTCTAGATAAAACCTTATCTTTATTATTGGATACTGTAGTTTCAAGATCATGAAAAAATATAGTTCGATGAGCTTGTAATCCACCTTTATAAAGCTGATCCTTTACTGTAATATTCTCAAGTGGTAAATCAGATTGACCAAGTATCTTAGCTTGTTCATGAAATAATTCATGATGTGGAACTAATTTATAAGTGCTTGAAACTGGTCGAGTTTCAAGTAACTTATCTAAACTAGAATTATATAAACCAAAATAACCATGCAATCTGTCAGGCGTAGTTACTACACCATAATCAGGATCATCATTAGGAACTGGGATTAGTGCATCTAATTCCACCTTTTTTATTTTGGAAAATGTTTCATAAAAACTAACATCAGTATAATCTTTATGAGTTTTAACTTCACTATTGAAGTTATCAAAAGGTTTTTCAATATAGTTCATTTAAGTTTCCTTTCTTTATCTATTTAAATTGAACTTAATTAATCTTCTAAACTATCTAGATTAAATAGCAAGAAGTTTCTTTTTATTTTCTATCTGTCTTTGTTTCTTCCTCAAAAACTCGATTGAAAATCCACCACCATCATAATATCTTTTTATGCAAGTTTCATCTTTGATTACATGAATAGGTTCACCGTTTGAAGCAGAAGCTGACAACTTTTCGCCTGACAATTTATCTATATCTGCGTAAATGTGTGGCTTACCTCTACTTATGTACAGATAGACATTACCTATCCAATGTCTATCAACTGGTAGCCATTCAGCGTTACCGTTGACAATTCTTCTATAATGAAAATAATCCATTGTGTATGGATCATACCGAACTTTATAAGATGCAAATTCAGGCATCATACCTTGTTTAAGTTCGGAACGAATACCGTTGACAAAAGCGTGGACATTCTTCTTGCCCTCTTGCTTTACTCTTTCGTTGCCTGACTTCCTGACAACAAACATGGCATTGGTTACAAACAACTTATCAGTATGTTCAATAACCAATCCAGTTTGGTAATCTTGTACAGAGAAGCACTTTCGATGTAGATTGTAGTAAGCTCTTATTCTATCTGTATTAGACATGATTTCTCCTTTTCTGTCTGTTCAGGTAGAGTGTTACTAAACGTATGGATAACTGTCAAGCTTTTCTTGTTTCCACTTCTCTTCTAAACTATCTAGATTATCGTGGACAACTTTTGCAACCATATCAGTTTCTCTATGTGTCTTTAGCCAATCTTTGAAATCATCTACACTCATTTCAAACCATCTGTCGTTTATAAAGTCGAACACTTTGTCATTCATTGGGTGTGACATTTTTTATCTCCTTTAGGGATGACAATATTGACAAGATCTTTGATAGGTGTTGAAGCAGAGTTCTCAAGATGTAATCGCATAGATTCAAAATAAGAAAGTAACTGCTTTGAGATTTCTAAAGTTCTCTTTTCGTGATCGACATCCTCATTAGGTTGTCCATCTTCCCAACATCTAATGTTCTCCTGACATAAATCAATGAGCAAAGACAAACCCTCACTAATTACACCGACTTCAGATCTGTTAAATCCTTCAACTGTATCAATTGCATGAGTTAAGCTATCTATGTAGACACGAATACATTTGGACTTTGACAATGGTTGTCCATACGTATACTGTTTCCAATTTTCTCCCTCGACAAGATATTGACCACGCCATCTTAGATTGTATCTTCTTTTGTTGACATACTTCTTCATCATCTTGACCATCTTCAAGTTCTCAGGTGTGTTAGGTATATCAGTAAAGACATACCGATTAGAAGCAAATACCTTTTCTAGATAGTCTAACCTCTTCATCTTTTCGTCTAGATGCCCAACGTTATGTTCATCGTTTTCTAACTGGGCGACAAGCCTGACGTTCTCTTTACGTAACTTGATGACTTCATTATAATGACAAGCTTGATACAAACGTTTGTTCTCTTTGACAAGATCATCTTTCTCTTTACGAGTTTCATCTTTCAGATCTTTGTACTTCTTTTTCATATCATCAATTAGTTTTGCATTATCTAAACTAGATGCCCTATGTGTAGTGATCTCTCTTCTCAGATCTGTAATCTCTCTATTTAAGCTATCCTGATCTTGATTTCTTCTTAAATCAATGTTCTCTTGTCTAAATATTTCATTAGCTTTACTTAGCTTGAGATTAGCCTGACGTATATCAGTTAGCTCTCTTTCTAAATCATGAATTAATTTACTTACTTTCATTAGCTTTTTCCTTTCAATATAAACTTAATGACTTCGTTAGTCCAACCGTTCCCAAGTATCTTGTAACCCTGACTATTACTTACAGATTTACAATAATCATCAGGTAACGTTTGTAACCTACAACATTCCCTTACAGTAAGTTTACGCCATTGTAAAGCACTATCTGTATAAGCGTGTGGATAGCGACCAACTGGTAGTGGCGAAACTACTGCATCTTTGTCTACTGTAGATAGACACCGTGACTTATCATTATCGTAGACTTCAAGTGTTTGTACAAGTGGAATAGACTTGTCGTTGTCCTTTCGTATTCCATCTTGATCAATACGTCTACCTTTTACAGAAGCAGACTTGCAAAGTATTTTGGGTTCACGATTGCCACCACCACACGTATTCAATGTAGGTGACTTTCCCTCGACAGAATAGACACGCTTTAGTATATCATGTCCATTCAGATCAGCTACTCCAACTTGCTGACAACCATCTTTGAATACCAACTGTCTACGTGACTTCTCGAAGTAAGTTCGCAAGTTACCACCTTTCCAATAATTAGCATCTAAACAGTATGATTTTTCTCTGTCCACACAACCACACTCGATTATGTCTTTTAACTTAATACCTCTATCTTCAGGTATGACAAATTCAAAATCAGTTATGTACATACGTACTCTATTCTGTGCAGACACAATAGATGAATTGATTATGTACAATTTTAACTTTGGGTTTATCTCTTGTAATGTGCTGACAATAATCTCTTGCCATTCTTTTTTCATCCTGACATTTTCAAACAACAGTTTTACATTTGGATTAGCCTGATAGATTGTTTTGTATATGTTGACAAATTCAAAGAACAACTTCGATTGAGGGTGTTCAAAGTTCAAACCTTTGCCTGCTACAGAAAATCCCTGACAAGGTGATCCACATAAAATAACGTCAATACTTTTTAAGCTGACAATATTATCTAGCACACCACGTATGTCACCTATATGGATTACATCATCATGATTATCTTTAGCTACCTTGATAGCAAACTTATCTATTTCAGAACTATACCATCTGTCTACTGGTAGTCCTAGTTCCTTTACTGCTTGGCGACCTATCTCGCCACCACTACATAAATTAAGCCAATTCATACTATTTCCTTTCTGTTAACTCAGGGTAACTTATACAACTAACTAAAAACATCTGTCAACAAAAAAAAGAGGAGTGACTTTTTACGGTCACTCCCCTCTAGCATTAAGGAGAAAACATAGCTTTCAAAGCACCAGTTAATCGAAAGGAAAAAACTAACCGATGCTTTGCTTATATTGCTTGACATTCACAGAATACTTTTGACTTAACCTATCTAGGTAATCCATGTTGTTTCTTTGCCAATCAACACAAGCCTTTTTTGACTTAGCGACAAAACACGTAATCCATAGTCTGTAATCTAGATTGTGTCCTCGCTTGACAAATTCTTTATCTTGTAATCCTATTCTTACTGCTGACAATTTCGCATCGACAATCCACATACCATCGCTACGTTGTGTTATGTCAGTTTTTGTCTCTTTCTTTTCTTTCATATTCTTTACGTAAATCCTCTATGTAAAGTTTGACAGATGTACGAATAAGATCTGCAATACTCACTTGCATATTAAACGTGTCAGATTCTTTTGTCGAGAAGTTTTTTAGCTCCTCGTAATCTTTTTTTTCTATCGTCAAATTGTATGACATTGTTTCTTTAAATAGTTTGTTTGGTCTAGCCATAGTGTGTATTCTCCCAAAGGGTTTCACACACATATCACGGATTTAAAATTACGTCAAATTATTTTTTTGTTTGACAATATATTTGTGCTAATATAATTGTGACAAAATGGAATGGGTAAAAAAATATGTGGGAAATTTACATGTTGTATCTTATGGGCGTTTTAGGGGTGATTGCCCTGTTTGTTATAGGCATAACACCTTTAGTGTAACAGATACTGGATTTGAAAGATTGTACTATTGCTTTCATGCTGATTGCCACACAAAGGGTTCTACTGGAGTGCAACTGACAAAAGAGAACTCAAAGGTTGCATTTAAGGAGCGAGTGACAAAACAGACAGACAACGCTGATTTTGTTGTTCCTGATACACTGGTATCGCTGTCACGTAGCAAAGAAGCTGAAGCATACATAAGAAAGGTGGGATCGTATGATGCTTACCTGAATGGACTAGTCGACATTAGATATGACTTCCAACAAGACAGAGTAGTTTATCTGGTCAAAGCAGATAACAAGATAGTCGATGGAACTGGTCGTAGCCTGAATGGTCGCAAACCAAAATGGAGAAGATATGGCATTAGCAAATATCCTTTTGTGTGTGGTAATACTGACAACTGTGTGGTTGTGGAAGATTGCCCTTCAGCCTGTTCAGTTTCCGATGTGACAACTGGCGTGGCACTAATGGGAACGACATTACTAGATGAACACGTTGACATAATAAAAAAATACAAAAAAGTATTTGTAGCACTTGACAAAGATGCAACATCTAAGGCATACATTATGATGAGAAAACTACGGAACTATGTTCCAACTAAATTAATTGTTTTAAACAAGGATTTTAAAGATATGGAAAGAGGGGAAAGAAATGAGTTCATCAGGCGTTATATCGATTGACAGACAAGTATTAGGTTTCTGTCTCAACGTTGACTTCTTCAACAAAGTAAAAAATAAAATTGATCGAACTATGTTCGACAATGAACTAAAAGATATATTTGACACGATAGTCTATTCACACACGAAGTACAATCGTAGTTTATCTGTAAGTGAACTATCAACAATATTTAATGATCGTAACCCTGCATTACCTGACTCATCTAGGAAGCGTGTGCAAGAGATGGTTGAACAACTCGTTGCACCAAAAGAAAGTGATGAGTTACACACTGACATTGTAAACAATCTGTGGTTACGTGACAAAGCTAGACAGATAGGTGAGAAAGCCTTAGACATATTCACTGGTGACAGTGATGAGTTCGGTGAGTTAAAGAAGCTGATCGAAAGTGTAGATGACGGCAGGATAGGTGACAAGACAACTTACACTGTGGTTGACAAAGATCTAAACGAACTGCTGACAGAAGTGGCAGGCGACAATGATTTTCCATTCACATTCAACTTAATAAATGAGAACATCAAGGGTTTAGATCGTGGCAATTTAGGTATCTTGTTTGCAAGACCTGAAGTGGGTAAGACAACATTTTGTTGCTTTCTTGCATCATCTTACATAAGACAAGGGTTTCATGTTGTTTACTGGGCAAACGAAGAACCTGCTGCACGAATAAAATTAAGAATAATACAGTCTTACTTTGGACTGACAAAAGAAGAAATGGTCACACAGAGGTTTGAACTGCTTGAGGTATACAAGAAAGAGATCGAGCCATATCTGACTATTATGGACTCAGTGGGTACGTCTATCGAAGAGGTAGATGAATACGCTAAGCTAAACAAACCTGACATAATGTTCTGTGATCAGTTAGACAAGTTCAGGATAAAAGGCGAATACAATCGTGGGGATGAGCGTCTCAAGGAAACTTATGTGTCTGCAAGAGAGATAGCTAAACGTAATACGTGTCTTGTTTGGGCAGTTAGCCAAGCAAGTTACGATGCACACGACAGACAGTTTATCGACTATGCCATGCTAGACAATTCAAAGACTGGCAAGGCAGGAGAAGCCGACATAATAATTGGCATAGGCAAGACTGGATCAAGTGAAGTGGACAACGTGGTCAGACATATCTGTATATCTAAAAATAAAATCAATGGGTGGCATGGTATGATCAATGCCCAAATAGATATCGCAAGGGGGGTGTACTACTGATGAACGTGTTAACGATAGATGTAGAAACTACTCACAAGGACAGACAAGGTGGTGGCACTACTGCTTTGCCCTACTTTAATAATCGATTGGTATCAGTAGGTTGGAAGTGGTTGTTAAACCAAGATGTTAACTATGAATTTTTCTATCACAAGGACAAAGATACGTGGTACAACTCAGAAACTGTCAATCGAATACAAAATGACTTAGACAAGACAGACGTGCTTATTGGACAAAACATAAAGTTTGACATCATGTGGTTACGTGCTTGTGGATTTAAATATGATGGAGTGATATATGATACGATGGTTGCAGAATATCTTCGGTCGAAAGGAAGGCGTTGGTCTTTGGCACTTGATGCTCTTGCAAAACGCTATAACGTTACCCAAAAAGAAACGGACTTGGTTACACCGTATCTCAAGGATGGCAAAACGTTCTTCGACATCCCTGCTGAAATAGTAGAAGAATATGGAATAGCAGACGTGGTTGCAACAGAAGAGGTTGCAGTAAAACAACTAGAAGCCTTTGGCTTAACATTTGAGGAACTATATGAAACAGACACTGAAACTGTCATTTGAAATGACTGATGTGCTATCTAGGATAGAACACAACGGATTGAAGATTAACCTAGATACCTTAGACCAAATAGAAAAAGAATACGAAGATGAAATGCACGTCTTGGAGAACAGACTAAACGAACTGGCAAAAGAAGCTATGGGTGATACACCTATTAATTTAGCCAGTCCTGACGATAAAAGTATGTTGCTTTACTCTCGTAGGGTAAAAGACAAAGCACTGTGGTCGATGACATTCAATCTAGGACACGAGATGCGTGGCAACACAATCAAGCCTAAGATGAAAACTCGCATGAAAAACACAGAGTTTGTCAGGTGTGTAAGACGAATGACTGACATAGTATATAAGACTATTGGTCGTCAGTGTCAGACTTGCAACGGATCAGGCAGAGTTACACCGTTAAAGAAAGACGGCAGCAAAGGTAAAGCCAAGCGTATATGCAAAGTGTGTGTAGGCAAAGGCGTGAACTATACATCTACTGGAGAGGTGGCAGGGTTCAAGCTGATACCACGTACAGTAAGAGACACTGCATCTGCAGGTTTCAAGACAGACAAGATAACTCTTGAAGATAGACTATCTGAACTAGACGGCAATGCTCGTGAGTTCTGTGAAGCGTACGTGCGATACAATGCTTTGCGTACCTATTTGTCTACGTTTGTTGAAGGCATGAAGAACAATGTGGATGATGACAGTTTCATACATCCTGAGTTCATGCAATGTGTAACTGCAACTGGTAGGCTATCTAGTCGTAATCCTAACTTTCAAAACATGCCACGTGGTTCAACGTTTGCCATACGTAAGGTTGTTGAAAGTAGATTTGATGGTGGCAAAATACTTGAAGGCGATTACTCACAGTTAGAGTTCAGGGTGGCAGGCTTTCTTGCAAAAGATAAACAAGTGTATGATGATGTAGAAAAAGGCACAGATGTTCACAGCTATACAGCATCCATCATAGGTTGCTCTAGACAAGAAGCTAAAGCACACACATTCAAACCTTTGTATGGTGGTGTGAGTGGCACACGTAGTCAACAGCAATATTATCAAAGGTTCAAAGAAAAGTATGAGCAAGTTAGTGAGTGGCACAAACAGCTTGAAAAAGAAGCCGTGACTACAAAACTCGTTAAATTACCGTCAGGTCGAGAATACTCGTTTCCTGATGCTAGGTGGACAGAGTGGGGTTCAGCTACCAATCGTACTGCTATATGTAATTACCCTGTTCAGGGGTTCGCTACGGCTGATCTATTGCCTATTGCGTTGGTCAGGCTAGATAGACTGATGAGAAAGCAACAAATGAAGTCAGTTATATGCAACACAGTCCATGATTCTATCGTTCTTGATGTGCATCCAAGCGAAGAAGATCAGTGTATTAAAGTATTAACTGAAGCTATGTTGTGTTTGCCAAATGAGACGAAACGTAGGTATGGCTTAGAATATGACATGCCAGTTGGTATAGAATTAAAAATAGGAAATAATTGGCTTGACTTATCTGAAGTAGAACTGTAACCTCTGATTACGTTAACCTTAAACTAAATAGAAAAGGATAAATTTAATGGACACAAACGTACAAACTATGAATACTGAAATTGATAACATTGTTGGATCTTTCAGTAATGACGACATTGAATCTTTGATGAACTTAACTGGGCAGTCTACTGTTTCAAAGTCAAATCAAGGACTCTCAAGACTAAACATAAACTATGATATTGAGACTGAAGATGGTCACACACTCACTCGTGGTGATTGGAAGATGATGTATGAGGGCGAAATGGTCTACGCCAAATCAGTCTTAATTAGACCAATATTACGAACCTATGAGTGGAGCGTATTCGATCCTGAACTAGGTAACTTCAAGTGCAAATCTGTACAGAAGCCTACTATGTCAGGCGACTTTCCTGACACAGAGGGTGGCAATAAGTGTGGTCGCCTATCTCCACAAGAGGAAGAGAAACTAAGTGATGATGATCCAGTCAAGTTGCAATCACGTACTGCAGTGTGTAATCAAGTGTTGTATTGCGTTATTTCAGGCAATTTTGTCAAGGGTAACAAAGAAGCAGTCAAGATCGAAAGCCATCCAGTCGTTGCTTATTTCAAAAAGTCAGGGTTCGTGCCGATGAAGAATTTTATTGAAAGCCTTACCAAACAAAAGAAGATCATGCAGAAATGTTGGATCAATATGGCAACGGCTAAACAGAAGAAGGGATCGGTTACTTACTGGACACCAGTTCCTACTTTAAAAAGCGAAACTGATATAACAGATCAAGATAAGGAGTTAATGAAAAAGTTTGCTGAAACTGTCAAGGCAGCTAATCAGTCTGTATTAGAACAGAGCAGAGATGCATCTAAACTACAAATTGTAGATTCAGACGATAGCTTGGCAAACGATTTCAATGCTACTCCAGTTTAAAATCCAAGACTATATGGAACGTGCTAGTAGGGGGGAAGTAACTCTTCCCCCTGAAGCCGTTTTGGAGTTTGCAAAATCGTGCAAAGATGCTGTGACTGTACAGCTAAACAAAGAGAAAAGCTACAAGATAAGAATGTCAGGTTTAGGCAGACCAGTCTGTCAACAACTGCTTGAGAAACGTGGCATAGAACAAGAAACAAAATACAATCTTTTATTTACGTTTTTATTTGGGGATATAGTAGAGTCTATAGCCGTGCTTGTGCTTGAACAAGCAGGCGTTGATATCGTGGCTAAACAGAAAGCAGTTAAGCTTACGATAGATGGAACAGATGTAAGTGGCACATTAGATTTAATTATACGTGATGAGTTTGGACAAGAGAAAGTTTGGGATGTAAAGTCTGCAAGTGAGTGGGCATTTAAATTTAAGTACACTGGTTACGGTGGATATGAGAAGATAAAGGAAGATGATCCGTTTGGATACATCATGCAAGGTCATCTATATGGAGAAGCAACTGGGTTGCCGTTTGGTGGTTGGATAGTTATAAACAAATCAAGTGGAGAAGTTGCTGTTGTTGAAGCACCTGAGTGGCAAGCAGATGATAGAAAAGAATACTTAGCTGATGCTAAAAAAAGAATTAAGATACTAACCGATGAGTCATTAGAGTTCAAAGTACCATTTAAAGATGTGTTTGAAACATACAAAGAAGATGGACAAGAAGTAAGAACTGGTAACAAGTTGTTGCCCAAGCCTTGTACTATGTGTAGTTTCAAAGCACACTGTTGGAAAGATGCAGTGCTGCACGATAAAATAACATCAAAGGCTAAACAGCCACCACAAGTGTGGTACTCTAGATTGAAAAAGAAAGCATTATAATGTCAATTATTTATGTACATCAATTTCACATAGATCTTTTAGGATTAAACGAGGACTTGTACCACGTTTATATAGACTCCCATGTGGAGACTGGGGGTGGGAGAGACGTTGTTTTTTTACGTCAACATGAAAGAGGTATTCCCCTTACTCTTCGTGAAAACTTTTCAGACAATGGAACTCTCACCTCTCTTACTGAACAACGAGATATAGTAAAGGTAGAAAATGAATTTCAAACAATACGTTACGTTAGCGATCAGGGTAAAGTAGTATGCCTTCCGATACTTCACTTAACAAAAGAGATACCTATTTTAGAAAAACAATCCCCCAAACTGGCAGGGTACGTAAAAAAACGGCTACAATCACTAGGGTTGAAAAAGAATATATGAAACGATTACGATTTAGATCACGGTTTGAGTTGCAACTTGCAAAGGGTTTGGCTGATAACAAAGTCAAATTTGAGTATGAGTCCAAGAAGTTTTTGTATGTGCCGAAACCAAGAACTTACACACCTGATTTCTATTTAGTAGAAAGTGATATTTACATAGAAGCAAAGGGTCATCTAGATAAAGCAGACAGAGTGAAGATGGCTTTGGTAAAACAGCAACACAAAGATCTTGATATACGATTTGTTTTTATGAACGCACGAAACAAGATATACAAAGGTAGTCGAACAACCTACGCTGATTGGTGCAATAAGCATGACTTCAGGTGGGCAGAGAAGTCTATACCTACGGAGTGGTTTAAAAATGGATGAAGATGAGATAGTAGAATTTGTAAAGAAAATGGATTTAAAGAAAGGTCATTACTACATCATACTTACCGATGTAGGAGATGATAAATTTAAGATGCACGCATACGATACAACTGGCAACAAGTACGAAAACGAAACAGATCACAGTGTTGGATCAGTTATACATGAGGGTCTTGTGGGGATACTTACTGGTAAAAGTGAAGAGGTATTCAACTTTGGTATGTCAGAGCTTGCTTTTAACTATACAAGCAAAAGAATATTTGGTGAGATAAAAGATGAAAATGGTGAAAATATAAAATATAAAGATAAC